TTGCTAATAATGAATTGAGTGAGACATTGGCACCAAAGACATTAATTGCTGATGCTCCTAGTGCTTTTTTTACTAAATTTATAGTCTCACCCGTAATTAATCCTTTGCCATCATTAACACCTTTATCATCAGTTGTACCAAGAATCTGTGTAGTTAATGTATTAAGTTGATCGCCCAGTCCATTTACGTTAAACAAATTAGTGTCTATTGCGCTTCCTGCTATCTCAAGACCCTTTGCTGTAAGTTTATCCATATTGCCTGCTTCATAAGAAACTGAATTACTATCTTCAATATTTGACGGCATTGGAAGAGCAATAACACCATCCTTCCCTAATATTTTATTTTTGGCAACTCCAGCAGCAATTGATAATGAAGAAAATGGATTTTGATTCGTTAAGTTTGCCGCAATTAACTCATTACCTGTCCCATTTGCCGCCGTATCATACTCAAAAATAGTCAGTTGTAAATAGTCAGTCTTCTCCGTTATTGCTTCGTAAGGATATCGTAGCATTCCAGATGCTGTTGCTGCCATTTATATTTCCAGAATTAGACCATTATCAAGTATTTAGACGAAATTTTCCAAAAGGTATCTCTCTAGCATCTGCAATTTCTTCAGAATATATTTCATATAATTGACCAGCGATTTCAGACCAAGTATATTGCTTCACTTTTCCCCAATGAAAGTTGATTCCTCTAAATCCCCAAGAAAAAACATCTGTTACAGCAACTAAAGGATTTTGATCGTATCTTATATTCGGTGTTTTTGGGTTATAAACAAAGACATAATATTTCCCAGATTCTGGAACTTTTCCACTTTCACTAAGTACATCCATCAGTTCAAGCATTAAATCATCTGGATCTTCTGTCCCATTTATGTTATCGATTACCGAACGAATGCGATTACTATTATCATCTGTTGGATTTTTTTCTTTTCTTTGCTTTAGAGTTTTTCTTGGCATTAGTTAATACCTAAATCTTCTTCTGTTAAAACTTTAAACTCCCACAGGCGATCTTTACAAAACTCTTCTGCTGCTCTCCACTTTGCCTGGTTTTTGGCATATTCATAGACTTCATAAATGTACGATTTTGTTTTTCTTTTTTGTACTTTTGGTTCTATTGTTTGTTTCTTTGGTTTGATCTCGATCAGATACCTCTTGATCGATCCATTACTTTCTTTGACTTTAATATAAAAATCTGGAAAATAACGGTGAATACGATTATCAATTGGTGAACGATATGGTAGAGCGATCTCTTCACTTCCCCATTCAATAATATTTTCATTTGTATCACAATACATCATAAATTTTCTTTCCCATAATGAGCGATATATGATGTTTGTGGGATCACCTTTGTATTTTTTAGGATACGATGGTTGATATTTTCCCTTATATGACATCTAAATAACTAATAATCAAGGCTTCATAATATTTAGAAATGCCTAGCATCCCTAATATAAAAACCCTAACATCACAAAATGTTCAATCAACTCTGGGTCAGGGAGGATTTGCGCGATCAAATCAATATCAGGTGGTTATCAAAAATGGATGGAGAACTGAAAATTTCATAAATCATTTGAATCTGCCTAACTTAAAAGACATATATGGATTTACATTTGACACCGATTTTGAAGATCTATTATCATTCTCCTGCTCAGATGCCACACTTCCAGCATCAACATATGCTACTGGTGAGATAAAGGATAATTTTCAGGGAGTGGTTCAGGAAATAGCACATACCAGAATCAATACTGATATTGATTTTAGTTTTTATGTTGATAGAAATTATAAAGTTCTTATGTTCTTTGAGGGATGGATGAACTTTATTTCTGGTGGTAATAGTGGACCAGAAGACTTAAATGAACCAAGTGTGTATGATGAAAATATAACTGGAAACTACTATAGAAGATTCAATTATCCAAATCACTATAGAAATGAATCTGGATTTTACATCACCAAGTTTGAAAAAAATTATAATGTTACGGGCGCAACTCAAATTACATATCAACTAATCAATTCTTTCCCAAAAGCGATTTCATCAATTCCACTTCAGTATGGTGGTGCAGAAGTGATGAAAGTAACCGTGACTATGTATTATGATAGATATAGAGTTTGGAGACAAAATGTTGTGGATGGAATATCTGTAACGCTAGAAAGTGATGAAGGTTGATTGTATAACTTATTCAAAAAGCACACTAAATAATTAAACCTGAATTGTATCAAGGATTATGCCTTTACCAAAAATTAGTACTCCAACATATGAGTTGGAGATTCCTTCTACTGGAAAGAAAATCAGGTATCGTCCCTTTCTAGTAAGAGAAGAAAAGATTCTAGTCATGGCACTAGAGTCTGAGGATATGAACCAAATTACTAGTGCCATCGTTCAAATCTTGACCGATTGTATTAGTACAAAGGGTGTTAAAGTGACCGAACTTGCTACCTTCGATATCGAATATTTGTTCTTGAATATTCGTGCCAAGTCTGTTGGTGAAGAAATTGAGGTTAATGTGACTTGTCCAGATGATAATGAAACTCAAGTTCAGATGAGTATTGATATTGATACTATCAAAGTACAAAAAGATAAAAAACACAATAATATTATTAAATTGGATGATAATCTTTCCATGAAGATGAAATATCCTTCTATTGAACAGTTTGTTGAAAATAACTTTGAAACTCAACAAAGTGGAAGTGGTGTTGATCAATCATTGGAAATGATCTCTTCTTGTATTGAAATGGTATATAATGCTGATGAATGTTGGTCTGCTTCTGACTGTACAAAAGAAGAAATGACAGAGTTCGTTGAACAGATGAATACCAAACAGTTCAAGGAAATTGAAGAATTCTTTACAACAATGCCAAAACTATCTCATACTATTGTTGTAAAAAATCCAAATACCAAGAAAGAAAGTGAAGTTGTACTTGAGGGTTTGGCAGCTTTTTTCACTTGAGTATGTCACATACTAGCCTTGAGGTTTACTATAAGACTAATTTTGCCTTGATGCAGTATCATAAATACTCATTAACAGAGCTTGAAAATATGATACCATGGGAGCGAGAAGTATATGTAACAATGCTTCAACAGCATATTGAAGAAGAAAACCTTAAGGCACAGCAGTAAGTGGCATTACAAAACCAACCAATCTTTAAAGCACCATCTGTACCTAAACCAAAAATGGGGAAGAAAAATGTTTCTTCCTCAATTTTTTCTAGGGTTTCATCTGCCATTACACCAAATAGGGTTTCATCTGCCATTACACCAAAACTAAATGTATCAAAATTTAGTTTTTCCAGTCTTTTCCAAAAGTTAAAAACTGCCGAAGAATTAAGAGTTGAAAAAACAAATGTAGAAGGTCAAAGAGATATTGCGATTTCTCTTAATGAGACCAATAGAATTCTTGTAGAGATACAAAAACAATTAGCACTAGATTTTGCGAATAGAATTGCAGAAAGAAAACAAAATCTAATTGCCTCTAAGAAAAAGATTAGAAAAACAAAACTCGCTTCAAAAGAAGAATTTGTAGAAAGAGGAATATCAAAAGAAACTGGTAATATACTAAATTCGAAAGTTTTCTCACCAATAAAAAGTATATTTGATAAAATTTTAGAATTTCTTGCTCTTGTTGGAACTGGCATTGTAATAAGTAATGCTTGGGATTGGTTATCAAAGAAAGAGAATCGTGAGAAATTAATTAAAATATTCCAGTTCTTGAGAGAGCACTGGGATAAAATTTTATTAACCCTGATTGGCATTAAACTAATTGGGGCTATTGGTAAGTTTATTGGATTTGCAAATAGATTACGAAAAATATTTAAGGCATTACGAGGTCTAAAAGGAACACGAGGAATAAGGGGGCAGGGGAAATGTAATTGTAAACCAGGAATTCCAGATATTTGTCGTCAAGTATCAAAATGTTTGGAAAAACCAACTAGAGTTGTAGTTGCTGCTCTTGCTACTGCTCTTTCTGCTGGTGGATTTATTCTTACGAGGGGTAAACTTGGTAGTGTTCTTAAATTACTTTCTCTTCTTGGTATTGGTGCAGGATTGGCGAATATTCCTGCTTTTGGTAATGAAGGTCCTCCGGTTATGGACACTTCAAAAGGAACTTCAAGAGAAAAAATAAATGATTATTTAAGAAAGCAAAGACCAGATTTATTTGCTGATCCGCCTACAATTCCATTTACTAATATTCCTATTGATCCAAATCAAAGAGGTCCAAATGCGACTGATAAGTTATTTGATAATCTAAACTTACCTAAGTGGTTAATTCCAATTGTTGAAGCATCTTTACAAGCAGTCGCAATGAAACGTGGTGGTTTCAGAATGCCCATCGGTATGAGGAAACCAATAACCCCTACAACTACAAGACCTCCAGTAAACTTAGGAAGTAGTCTCAGTTCACCAATATCCCCACAACCAAAAAAAACAGGTACTGATTTCTCAGTTGTTGATACAAGAGCGCCTGGTGTGAATTTAGATACGGGTACAAGTTCACCACCAACTAGATTTTCCAGAGGATCGAATATTTCTATTGATAATCCACCAAAGAGATCAATATATGAG